GTAGACGTGATCTATATCTTTGGTGGGAATCGTGGAGGTAAGAGTAGATACCTGGCTTCCAGGATGGTCAGAGCGATGGTCAACAGGCCAAACATGAGGATCTGGTCATGCCATTCAAGCAATGACTCCTCCATTCAAGTCCAGCAGCCCTACATTCGCACTTATCTCCCTCAACAATGGTTGGCTCAAAAGAAAGCAGTTAGATCTGTAGCCAATATTAGCTTTACTCAGAAAAACGGTTTCTCGGGCAGAACGATTGTAGGTCCCAATCACTCCCAGATGTGGTTTAAAAACTACACTCAGGATTTATCTACCCTGGAAGGAACAGAACTGGATCTCATATGGTTTGATGAGCTGGTCCCTCAAAGCTGGGTAGAGACATTGAAATATCGTCTCGTATCTCGCAAAGGCAAAATGATGATCACCTTTACTCCAATTGAGGGGTATTCCAGTGCAGTGAAATCTGCCATGGAAGGAGCCATCATCGAGGAAACCAGGGAAGCAAAGCTGATTGACCCAAACAGCCCAGGCAACATACCTGGAGTTCCCAAGGGTCATATGCCATATCGGGCTAGGACCAAGAATGGTAGCGGTAAGATATTCTGGTTCTATTCAGAGTGGAACCCTTACACCCCATTTGATCGGTTGCAGAAAACCCTGAAAGGCAGAACGAGGGAAGAGCTGGAAATCAGGGCTTATGGCTACGTTTCAAATCCTGTGACAGGCAAGTTCCCAAGGTTTACTGATCGCAACATAGTCAAATCTTCAGACATCCCCAGGCAAGGAACTAATTACCTGGTTTGCGATCCAACCCCTGGGGATCGAAACTGGTTCTTTCTATGGGCAAGAGTGGACGATCTGGGACGTGTTTTTATTTACAGGGAATTTCCCGATTACAAAAACCATGGTGAATGGGCTGTTCCAAGTTCCAAGCTTGACGGTAAACCAGGACCTGCTCAAACAGCCGATTGTGGTAGAAATATTGCTCAGTGGAAAAGCCTGATCCGAGAGCTAGAAAAGAGTGATGGAGGAATCCATGAAAGATACATAGATCCAAGGGCTGGTAGAACTGCAGTCCTGG